AAGTATGGGCAGTTGCCATTGTCGAACTATTCACAGAGAATGTTACAATATTGCACCGAATTGAAGATATGTTTACATATTTTCGTGCTTTAGACACGAACATCATAGCATTTTTTCATAACCTAAAATTTGACGGTGCTTTTATTCTTGATTATTTACTGGCACAGAAGAAATATCCACAAGCGCTCAATAACGATAACGGTGTTTACTCATGGAAAAAGAACAAAGAAATGTTAACTAACGAGGTGCGCTATAGTATATCTGATAAAGGTATGTGGTATTCTATTACACAAAAACTGCCAAACAATAAGTTATTGGAGTTTCGTGACTCTTTGAAACTGTTACCATTTTCTGTTGAAGTGATTGGTAAGTCATTCGCAACGAAACATAAAAAGTTAGACATGGAGTATACAGGCTACAGATATGCAGGGTGCGAGATTACAGAAAAGGAACGAGAGTACATTGCAAATGATGTTCTTGTGGTAAAAGAAGCACTTGAAATAATGCTAGAACAAGGGCATGATAAATCAACTATTGGTTCTTGTTGTCTAGAAGAATTTAAAAAAGGGTATGACAAGACAGATTATGCACAATTATTTCCCGATATATACAAGATAGAAACAGGGATAACAAAATACCCAACCTTTGGGGATTATATCCGCAAATCTTATCGTGGTGGTTGGTGCTACCTTGTAAGAGGAAAAGAAAATAAGATATACTATAAAGGCACAACAGCAGATGTTAATAGCCTATACCCATCTATGATGCACTCAGACAGTGGAAATTATTATCCAGTAGGGAAACCACATTATTGGTGCGGTAATTACGTTCACGAAGATGCATTAAAGAAATCACCACAAGGTGAACCAAGATATTTTTTCTTGCGTATACGCACAAGGTTTCACGTGAAATATGGGTACTTACCATTCATACAGATAAAAGGCTCACCACTTTACCGAGGTACAGAAATGTTAGAAACAAGTGATGTGTACAGTAAGAAACACGATAAATATTTTCCATACTATTATGATAGTGGAAACAACAGACATGAAGCGATAGTCGAAATGGTTGTAACGTGTACCGATTATTATTTGATGCTGGAACACTATGACTTATATGATTTTGAAATCATAGACGGTGTGTGGTTTTATGCTATGAAAGGTATCTATGACGAATACATCAATAAATACGCAGAGATCAAGAAGAAAAGCAAGGGCGCACAACGAACTCTTGCAAAGCTGTTTCTTAATAACCTTTACGGCAAGCAGGCATCTTCTAAAGATAGTTCATTCAAAATAGCGTACGTGAAAGATGACGAATCACTAGGTTTTATACGACAGGAAGAGAATAACAAAAAAGCAGGTTACATCCCTTGTGGTTCTGCCATTACATCATATGCAAGAGAGTTTACCATCCGAGCTGCCCAAAAGAATTACCATGGTGTTAATGAAAGAGGTTTTATCTATGCTGATACTGATTCTATACATTGTGATTTACTACCGGATGAAATAGTTGGAATAAGAGAACATCCAACAGAATTTAACTCATGGTCATTGGAGTCATGTTGGGATACCGCAACATTCACACGGCAGAAAACATATATTGAACATGTAACACACGAAAACAGAGAACCGATAGAAGAACCGTTTTATGACGTGAAGTGTGCAGGGATGCCTAGTAAATGTAAGAACTTATTTGTGTTATCTATGCAAGGTAATGCGGATATAAACGGTTATACAGAGTCAAGAACAGGAACACACAAAGAGTGGACAGAAGAGGAAAAACAATTTTTATTTAAAGGCGATAAACCATTCATCCGCGATTTATCAGATTTTAAAATAGGTCTTAAAGTTCCGGGTAAGTTACGCCCGAAAAGAATGAGGGGCGGGGTGTTACTGGTAGAGACTAGTTATGAAATGAGGTAGATAGTGTGAAAGTAAGATTACAAGATATAGTAGAATATTGTATAAATAAAGAACATTGTACTGATTGTCATTATTGTAAAAGCGGTGAATGTGTTGCTAAAATTGATGGGTATTACCCATTTGATTTAGAAGAATATTATCGATTATGTTACTATTCGCCTGAACTAGCAAAAGCATTATATACAAACGAGGAGATAGAGCTATATGAAAACGACAGTAAAAGAACTGATTAATGTTTGCACAAGTAGATATGAACAAGGGTGTGTTGATTGTCCTTTTTATGAGTACAAATGTTATATGCCAACTTATCCACATATACCACGGGACGCAAAGAAACACAGAAAATTTAAGAAAGAAAAAGAACTGAATAAAGAAGTCGAATTAAAATTAGATAAATAAGAATATAAAAGGTACAATGCATAAGCAAAGTACCTTTTATTATATCATTGACTATCGGTGAAAACGGTCTAAAACTTTTTACAGTAAGGGAGCAACCCCGACCATAGAAACAGCGGTTTTTTTCACCCGTGCGCTCTGCTTCTATGTTTTTCGCTTTCTAGCGATAGGTGATACCATTAATAACTAAGCGCTTGTAATACAGTTTCTTTGCACTGTAAATCTTTAAATCGAAAACAGCCACGTTCAAAGAAGTACCTCATATTAGATAAGAATAAGTCATTGCCCTTTAACATAACATAGTTAATGTTGTGGTCATCTGTTGTAATACTTATCCTATACGGATATGTCTTATCGACTCTATCGTCGCAATAAATAATACCTAAGTCCATATACTCTTTAATAGCGTAGTCTCTACCAAGATACCTAAGTGTAGCAACATAAGTACACTCTCCAACAGGTTTCTCGATAAAAGCATTGCTGTCATTCAAGTAAGTAGCTTGCGCGGAATAAGCGACATAATCATCAGTAATAAATGCACGATTAAAACCACTTTCTGTCTGAGCTTTACTTGCACTTTCATTATATCCCTGCTCAAGCACGAACCCATCTCCTCTTAAAAATTTTGTATCAGATTTAAGTCTGTTTGAAATCTTCATAGCTGTGTAATATGGGTTAATCAATGATACTGGGTTAGCCATCATGTAAACTGGTACATAACGTACTTGTTTTCCCTGACCACGTGCAATAGAGGTATGAATCGAAATAAATTTTTTCACTTCATTTGCGCAATATCTATTTGTCTCACTCTGAAATTCGTCAAAAATAAGGCAACTAATATCACTAAACATATGTGAGTTTTTCTTAACAGCATCCGCATTGTTAAGTGCCATAGCATAACCACAGGACACGCCATTCAAAAATAACTCATGAAACTTTCCATGCATCATTGGTTTACTTGACATTTCATATTCAGGAAAAAATAATTCTTTGATATCTTTAAAAAATTTCTCTGCTACACCACTAAGCTCATAATCGTATCTGTATAACAAACCAAACTTTTCACCCTTAGATAAAAATTTATTAACAACCAGTTTACCAAAGTAAGTGGTTTTACCGCCTGTTCGATTACTGGTTACCATATAGATTTCGGGTCTTTTATTGTTAAGGTCCAACAGACTTAATAGCTTAGTACCATCATAATAACTCATTTTATCACCTCTTTTTATATTATATCATAAATTAGACAGAACGTCAATTATTAAACAGCGTGTATTTTAATAGACATCGCGTCTATAATTATACAGAGTGTTGACGAATATGTATTATTATGTTATAATTAAATAAGAAAGGATGTGATTAAAGCTATGGATGTAAATGCAGTAACTACAGCAATTTCAACACTAGGTTTCCCTATTGTAATGTGTGGAGTCATGTTTTGGTATATGCTGAAAGAAAAAGATGCGCACAAAGAAGAAATGAACAGCGTAACAGAAGCGTTGAACAATAACACATTGATTCTACAGAAGTTATGCGACAGATTGGACGGTGATAAGAATGGCGACGTATAATGTACACGCCGGACACTCATTAAAGTGCAGAGGAGTAAGTGATTTACTTGACGAGGTAACAGAAGACAGAAAAGTTAAAAACAAACTAATCGAACTGTTAAGAGCGAACGGTGATACAGTTTATGACTGTACAGACGACTATAGCGCAACACAGAGTGCAAACTTATCATCTATTGTTTCCAAGTGTAATGCGCATAATGTTGACTTAGATATTTCAATTCACCTAAACAGTGCAAGAAACGACAGAGTAGGTGACGGAAAATGCGGTGGAGTTGAAGTATATGGGTATGATGATAGAATCTACGGTGTAGCCTATAAGATAGCTGAAAACATTGCTAACACACTTGGTATTGGCTTCCACGGTTCTCCAGTAAAGTACAACAAAGAACTGTATGTGCTTAGAAAAACAAGAGCAAAAGCAATCCTTATTGAGTGCTGTTTTGTAGATGATAAAGATGATGTTGCTCGTTGGGATTCGACAAAGTGTGCCATGGCTATTGCGTCAGCACTTGGGTGTAAAACAAGTGTATCATCTACTACGAAACCACAGACAAATGTTTCAAGTAAAACATATTTTCCAGTATTCAAGTCAAGTAGCTGCTCCATTGTAGATTGCTTGAAATCAATCGGTGTAGATTCCAGTTATGAATATCGTAGGCGTATCGCAAGTAAAAACGGTATTGCAAACTATAAAGGTTCAGCACCACAGAATGATAAACTTGTTTCACTTGGTAAAAAAGGAAAATTGATGAAACCGTAGAAAGGTAAAAAAAGTAAATGCCAAGTATTGACACAGCTTATTCATGGGCAATACAAACTTGTAATGCACCAAACGTTGGTTACTCACAGACCTATAGAAATAGACAGACAGTCGGAGGGATTACTTATTATGATTGTTCATCATTCATTAATTATGCACTAGTTGCAGGTGGTTTTGAGACACCTAATTATGCACCACATCATAACGCTTTTACAACAGCGTCAATGATTAACTGCTTATTAGAACTAGGGTTCACAGAAGTAGACGCACATGGGGAATATAAAGCGGGTGACATTGGATGGACGAGCGGGCATACAGAAATGTGTTATTTAGGTGGTGACGGTGAGGGTGTTTTCATGGGGGCACATACAGACAACGCACCACTGGAATATCAAGTAAGTATAGGTAATACAAGTGGAAATGCTAACTATAAACGGAGCTTCACAAGGTTGTTTCGATATGGTGATGGTGGAGCAACTGGATATGGTTCAAGTCTTTATGTAGTATCAGCTCTATCAGGAAATGCTTGGCGAGAGTCACATATTAATCCTACATTAGGCCAACAAGGTGGTACAGCTTTTGGTATCTTTCAGTGGGATGGTTCAAGACGTGAAGCATTATACACATGGCTGGAAGCTAATGGTTATGAACGAACTGACCCAGTCGGACAAATGAAATACTTAGTTGTGGAAAATGATTGGCAGGGAGAATTTGCAGGGATTACCTCATTACAAGAATTTTTAACAAGCTCAAGCACGAATATTGCACAACTAACAGAAGCATTTGAGACATGTTGGGAGCGTGCAGGAAAGCCAGCGTTACAGGAGCGTATTGATTTTGCATATAAAGCATATGACTATATTCAACAACACGCAAATGATTCAAGTATCACAACATGGGAAACAGAACCAAAGTATTATCTATCAGAATCACAGGCACTTAACAATGCGGTTTTGATGTATCGCTTTTATAGTGCAGGAGGTGGTGGTGGCGGTACACCAACTAAAAGAAAGAAAAGCATGCCTGTATGGATGATGATTCAATATAACTTTTAGAAAGGAATAAAATTATGGCGGTAAGAACAAGAGACGAGATTTTAGAAATGATTCGTACTAGAGTAGGCGAACAGACAGATGATGAAACAATTTCTTTTTTGGAAGATGTTACAGACACGTTAACAGAGCTTGAAACACGCGCAAACGGTGACGGTGAAAATTGGGAACAGAGGTACAGAGACAATGACGCTGAATGGCGGAAAAAATACAAAGAGCGTTTTTTCAGCAGTGAGCCGGATGATTCAAAAGAACCAAAACAAGAAGAGGAAGAAAAGAAACCAAAAACTTTTGAAGATTTATTTAAATAAAGGAGAATTTTATTATGGCAAAAAGAATTGCAGCGAGCACACTTAATGCTTCAACAATTGACATTATGAATGTTATTAGAGAGAACGCAAGTTATGATTATCAACAGAGTGTTCCCGAAGTAACAACAACAGAAGACGTGCCTAAAGTCGGGGAGATTATTTATGGTACGCCTGCATTTGCTAACCAGTTTTTAAATGCACTTATTAATCGCATTGCTACAGTACGTATGCAGAGTGCAACATTTAACAACCCATATTCACAGCTCAAGAAAGGGTATATTGAATTCGGTGAAACTGTAGAAGATATTTTTGTATCTATTGCAAATGCTGTTGAATTTTCAGCAGAAAAAGCAAGCGCAAGAGAATTTAAAAGAACATTCCCGGATGTACGTTCCGCGTTTCACACAATGAACTGGAGAGTGATGTATCCAGTAACAATCCAGGATGAAGATTTAAAACAGGCATTTTTATCCATGGATGGTGTACAGTCACTTATTGCTAAGATTGTAGACAGTGTATATACGGCGGCCGAGTATGATGAATTCCTACTCTTTAAGTACTTACTTATTAAGGCTATCGCACATGGTCAGATGAAACCGAAAGCGATCGGCGACGGAACAGACTTGAAAGAAGGGGCTGTTCAGTTTAGAGCTACATCTAACTTATTGCCATTTATCAGTGCGGATAATAATATTGCCGGTGTTAAAACAAGCACACCGAAAGAAAGACAGGTTATCTTCATGGATGCTACTTTCAACGCTCAGTTTGATGTAAATGTTCTTGCAAGTGCGTTTAACATGGAAAAGACTGATTTCATGGGAAGACTGCATATCATTGATGATTGGACAAGCTTTGACAATGACAGATTTGAAGTTATCCGTGCGAATTCAACAGGAATTGAAGAAGTAACAGCAGAAGAACTTGCTTTGCTTGCAAATGTAAAAGCTGTTATCTGTGACGAAAATTGGTTCCAGGTTTATGATAACAACAACAAGTTCACAGAAAAATATGTAGCAAGTGGCCTGTATTGGAATTACTTCTATCATACATGGAAAACAGTTTCAAGTTCACCGTTCGCAAATGCAGTTGTATTTGTAACAAGTGGAGCGAACATTGAAGCCCCTGCAACAATTACAGTTCATGTAGACACAAAAGATGAAGCAGATTATGCAACAGTATTCGCTCTTTCTCCGAAATTTGAGAGTGCAGGGCTTGAAGCGCAGAATGTTAACTTCATTCAGACAGAAGCTATGACAAGTGGTGGTATCGCAATGCAGAAATATGGCGTGCTTATGATTCCGAAATCACAGCTTGCTACAGAGATTGCACTTGAAGCAGAAATTAATGGTGTTAAGTACAAGGCAACTAAGACGAATGTAACAGGCGCAACTACAGTGGACACAGCTATTGAATTGACTAAGCAGGATTAATATTCAAAATGGGATACCACTAAGGTGGTATCCTATTTAATAAAAAAGGAGTAAAAATGTATATCAATCCTAATTCTGATATAAAATTATTACATAACATACCACTTGATAACACATATGAACATACAATTTATTTTAAAGACAAAACATCGCAATATAATTATTTTTCAGCAAATGCGAAAAAAAGCTTTAGCAATCAAACTTATTTAAGGGTTAATAGGGGAGTTGCAAGAATGGATGTAAAAGCAGATGATATTTACGATTGTAATTATATGATGTTTCGAAACACTGCTTATGGAAGTAAATGGTTTTATGCTTTTATTACAAGCATCGAGTATGTGAATGATAATTGTACCAACGTTACTTTTGAAATTGACGTTATCCAGACATGGTTTTTTGATTATAATGTTGATAAATGCTTTGTTGAAAGAGAACACCCTGTATCAGACCAAATAGGCGAACACTATGAGCCTGAAAATGTTGATACTGGTGAATATGTTTTCAATGACTTTGGGTCATTACTACAGACTATTAAGCCTTTAGCTGTTATTATTATGGTTAACGACACAAGCGGTTCACCAAACGGGAATTTATATGACGGTATTTACGGTGGGTGTAGTTTACATGCTTTTAATTCGGATGATACAGAAACTATAACAAATTTCTTAAATCAATACGCACAAAAGCCTGAAGCTATCGTTGCTATGTATATGTGTCCTGTTATTGCTGTTGGTAGTGCAATCCCTACGGGTGAGGGTGTAAACGTGACTAAATCAAACTCATGTTACAATACCGTTGTAAATGTAGCAAAATTAACAGGAAATTTAACTTTAGACGGTTACAAGCCAAAATGTAAAAAATTGTACACGTACCCATATAACTTTTACAGTGTAAACGCAGGAAATAAAAGCGCTATTTATAGATATGAATTATTTGACGATTTACTACCTCAATTTCATATTGATGTTCCAATTTCATATCCTGTTCAAATTGCACTTAAACCAATGTATTATAAAGGGTGTAAAGATGTCCCATTAACAACAGAAATGATAACTTTATCAGATTACCCTCTATGTAGTTGGAGTACAGATGCTTTTAGAGCGTGGCTAGCACAAAACAGCTTGCCTATAACAGCAACAGCAATCACTGGCGGTTTAAGTGTTGGTTTAGGTTTAGGGGGCATGATACCTTTATCAAAAGCTTCAAATAACATGAATCATGCTGGTAACTTATTAATGCAAGGATATCAAGCAAGTATTAAAGCAGATATCACTAGAGGAAACGTTTTTAGTGGCTCTGTAGAAATAGCAAACGGTACTAAGAATTTTTACGGTGGTAGATGCAGTATTACAAGTGAATATGCCAAAATGATTGACGATTATTTTAATGTGTATGGTTATGCTGTTAAGAGAGTTAAACATCCGAACATTAACAGCCGACCACATTGGAACTATGTGAAAACAGTTGGTTGTTGCTTGAAAGGTAGTATTCCCGCTGATGACTCAAAAAAACTATGTAGTATTTATGATAACGGAATCACGTTTTGGAAAAATGGTAGTGAAGTAGGAAACTACTCGTTAGATAACAGTCCAGTATAAAAAGAGGTGAGAGTAGTGGGAAGAAGAAAAAGAACGAACTTTGAAGATAGTGCAACTACAAATACTTTAACGTATATGCAATATTTAAGACGCTTGATGGAACTATCCATGTCTATGTTTGAGTGGAAAAATTTACCTAGCACAGTAGACCCTCGTTATATTGAGTTAAGGCTATTCGAAACTGGAAGCGTTGTATTCTTTAAAGATGATGTGCTAGGCGAGTTATGTCTTGACTGTATTCAGCAAGGTAATTTTGACGTGTATGGTAATCCTATTACAAGACGCGCTTATTCCTGTTATAACAATTATCAAAAAGTTCTAAACGATAAAGATAGCGTTATCATATGGAATAATTATCTTAGAACAAACAGTGTAACAGATATCCAGTTATACGCTAAAAGACTGTGGGACTTAGACAGGAGTGTTGATGTTAATGCAAAAGCGCAGAAAACACCTATTCTGATACAGTGCAACGAGAAACAAAAACTTTCAATGAAGAATCTGTATATGCAGTATGATGGTAATACACCTGTTATCTTTGCTGATAATAATATTGATATAAATGGTGTTAAGGTAATCAGTACACAAGCACCTTATGTTGCGGATAAGCTTTACCAATTAAAAAATCAGATATGGAATGAAGCGTTGACTTATCTTGGCATCAGTAACTTGAATATTAACAAGCAAGAAAGACTTATCACAGACGAGGTGTCAAGTTCGCAGGGCAGTACAATAAGTTCAAGATATAGTAGACTTGAGTGCAGAAAACAGGCTGTTGAAAAAATCAATAAGATGTTCGGCTTAGATATTGAAGTTGATTACAGAAAAGATTATCAAGATATTGATTTAAATATGCCAAGTGATGATACGATGGGTGGTGATGTCAGTGAGTAAGTACACAACAGAAGTGCGTTTTATCTGTGAGAGTAAGTCGGGACTAACCGAAAGCAAAGGTTGCGACAACGTGGATGAAGTACTTGAGAAGAGCTGGAACAAGATTTTTACAACTAACTGTACTTTCTTTGATGAAACATACAGAAGTGTTTTATGCAAGAAGATTTTGAAACATTACTATTTGAGGGAGATTTGTTCTGAAACGGTGGGTATATGGAAACTGTGGATGAATACGAAACTTGAAGAAATCATGCCGTATTACAATCAACTTTACAAGAGCGCGTTACTTGAATTTGACCCATTGAAAGATTACAGTGTTGAGAGAACGCATAAGAGAACTGGTATAGATGGTAAAACGAGTAGTACTGATGTGAGTGAAAATAGTAGCGGAAGTTCAAGTAATAATGTTACTGATAGAGAGCTGTACAGTGATACACCACAAGGCGGTTTGAATGGCCTTGAAAGTGAGAGCTACTTAACGAGTGCTAGAAAAAATACTAGTGAGGGCAGTTCTAACAGTAGTGTTACGAGTAAGAGTGGTACCGATTATACAGAGAGTGTTAATAGTACGGAAGATTACACGGAGAAAGTGTCCGGTAAGGTTGGCGGTAGTAGCTACAGTAAAATGTTGAACGAGTTTAGGGATACTATGCTGAACATTGATATGAAAGTTATTAATGAATTTGAAGAACTGTTTTTTGGTTTATGGTAATGAAAGGAAGGTAAAAACTATGAGTGCAAGAGATATTGTTAAAAAAGACCCTGCGGATTTTACACCTACTTTGGGAAATTATACGGACTTACAACCGTTTCGATTTTGGTGTCAAAAGGTGCTGCCACTGGTGTATGATGACAGTTTGAGTTATTATGAACTGTTGTGTAAAGTGGTTGATTATCTGAATAAAACCATGGAAGATGTTGGTGTGCTTGAGGGTGATGTAACTGGGTTGCATGAAGCGTATAAGAAGTTGCAAAGTTATGTTAATGATTACTTTAGTACATTGGATGTACAAGAGGAAATTAATAATAAACTGGATGCTATGGCAAAAAATGGTACATTATCTCAATTAATCAAGCCTTATGTTCAAGAATCCCCCACATTTGTTAATTCTGAAACCGAAATGAGTAACAAAAATAGCGTATATGTTCTAAAAACAAACGGACACTTATACACCTATAACAGTAAAACTAGCAATTTTGAAGACAGTGGGTTAGCGTATGGTATTAATGGCATATACCCTAAAAATGTTGATTATAACACGTGGATTAATACCATCATGAATAAGCAAGTGTTTAAAGATAAGCAAGCATTATTTGTAACTAACCCTTATAAGGAAACTATTGTTAATAATAGTTACGAATGCAAAAGCGAATTAGTTAGTCATAATTGTGAATTTACTGAAACTAACCCTGTATTAATTTATGGTCTTACTACACCAATAACAAATCTTGAATACTTTTTTAGACATTATAAAGTGCTCCTGTATTCAAATATAAGTAATGTAAAAATTAGAATGTATGCCTTAACTAAAGATAGGCAGTTAGGTAATTCATATTCTAGTAATGATATTACACTTGACGCGGGTATGAATTTAATTGGCTTTACTCAAACGCATGGCACAGTTGATAATGTTGAAAGTATAGGTGTATTATTGTTGAATACAAATAACGTTACACCTACGAACATTGATAAAATGTATTTTACCGTTATAAAAGACTATTATGAAACCCGTGTTGATTACAACCATACTTTGTACCCTGCTAATATCGACTATTCCTCATGGGTTAATACCATCATGAATAAGCAAGTGTTTAAAGATAAGCAAGCATTATTTGTAACTAACCCTTATAAGGAAACTATTGTTAATAATAGTTACGAATGCAAAAGCGAATTAGTTAGTCATAATTGTGAATTTACTGAAACTAACCCTGTATTAATTTATGGTCTTACTACACCAATAACAAATCTTGAATACTTTTTTAGACATTATAAAGTGCTCCTGTATTCAAATATAAGTAATGTAAAAATTAGAATGTATGCCTTAACTAAAGATAGGCAGTTAGGTAATTCATATTCTAGTAATGATATTACACTTGACGCGGGTATGAATTTAATTGGCTTTACTCAAACGCATGGCACAGTTGATAATGTTGAAAGTATAGGTGTATTATTGTTGAATACAAATAACGTTACACCTACGAACATTGATAAAATGTATTTTACCGTTATAAAAGACTATTATGAAAAAAAGGAAAAACATGTTAACAACCTAGCTTTCATAGGTGATAGCTTGACACAGCAAAATTACATGGCGTATTTTTACTATAACCAATTTACATATAAAACATATGCTGTTGGTGGTGAAGATATTCCTAAAATATTCGCTAGAACAAACATTGATGCTTTATACGCAAATAACACAGGTGTAATTAATAATGGTACAATATTAGACCTAAACGTTAAAAATATGTTTAAACAAGGTGACGGAAACATTAACCCTGTTAAAGTCGGTGAAAGTACATTTGATATAGTACTGGAAAATAATTCCTATGTGGTAAAAAATATAAGTAAATCTTTTACATATCATGGTGAATATATTATATCGAACACAGCACAAGAAAAATTTGATTTCTACGTTATATGGTGTGGCACTAATTCTGTTACCACTATGACAAAAGAAGAAATTGTTGAGAACTGGGAAAAAGCATTAACTGTTTATCCTAATTCAATAATAATTGGACTTACATGTGACAGGTTTACAAGTGTTGAAAATCTACAAAGTATTGATACGCTAGCTAAGTCTAAACTTGGTAACAGATATTTACCTATACATGATATTATAGTGAAATATGGTCTTGAATACAATAAGTTAACACCAACAGCAACAGACAATGCTGACATTAAAGAAAACAAAATTCCTACACAGTTATTAAAAGATGATGGGTTACTTGTACACTTTAATCAATATGGCCAAAAGTATGTCGCCCATATTGTTCAGGAGTTTTTAAAAACATATCACATTTATTGATAATGCTAGCGTAAAAATATCTTGTTGATTTGTATATAATAAAGGAGGGTGTAGTACGCACCCTCTTATTGTACTGTCTTAAGTTAGTGAAACAAAGTGCGACAGTGAAATCAGAATACAGTGAGGTGTGGCATATACTTAAGTGAGCATAGTAGCGACAGCGGAGATGCGGAACAGCGAGCGGAGCGAGCGGACACTGTGTGCACTGGTTTAGGTGCACCAAAGG